ATGATGACACAGCTAAATGCACAAACGTATTCGTTAAGTGCCGGACATGTAAAAACGAAATAGAGATCAAGATATAAGCGCTTTAAATTGAGCCATTGGAGCCTGCGCTATTCACGAAAAGGATGTGGATAGAATGAGCTACGATGGTTCTTTAAAATTTGACACGGCAATCAATGAGTCGGGGTTTAACGCCGGAATAAAAAATCTGGGGAGCATTGCAAAAGGAGGTTTGTCTGTACTAGGCGGTGCCATAGCGGGAGTAACTGCCGCTATGGGAGCCGGAGTCAGTGCCGCGGTTAATGTGGGCATGAGCTTTGAAAGCCAGATGTCCAAGGTACAGGCGATTTCCGGCGCTACAGGGGGCGAACTGGAAGCACTCACAGAAAAAGCGAAGGATATGGGTGCCACGACAAAGTTTTCTGCTACGGAATCCGGACAGGCTTTTGAGTATATGGCAATGGCCGGATGGAAAACGGAAGACATGCTGGGCGGTATTGAAGGGATCATGAATCTGGCTGCGGCATCTGGGGAGGATCTGGCGGCTACCTCTGATATTGTCACGGATGCCCTGACTGCCTTCGGGCTGTCTGCTTCGGATTCTGGTCATTTTGCGGATATATTGGCGGCAGCATCGTCCAATGCGAATACCAATGTTGGACTTATGGGGGAGACTTTCAAGTATGTGGCTCCTGTGGCTGGTGCGCTGGGATTCTCTGCGGAGGATACAGCTACCGCAATCGGACTGATGGCGAATGCTGGGATCAAGGGTTCCCAAGCAGGTACGGCGCTACGGTCTATCATGTCCAGGCTTGCGAAGCCTACGGATGATGTGGCCGTTGCAATGTCGGAGCTGGGCCTTTCTATCCTTAATAGTGACGGAAGCATGAAGTCCCTGAATGAGATCACCGGGGATCTCCGTAGCAGCTTTGCGGGGCTGAGTGAGGCGGAGAAGGCGAGTATGGCCGCTACGCTTGGAGGGCAGGAGGCTATGTCTGGCCTGCTGGCGATTGTGAATGCGTCAGATGAAGATTTCAATAAATTACAGTCTGCCATCTATGGCGCTACAGATGAACTGACCGGATATAGTGCTGCGGCTGAAATGGCCGAAACTATGCAGAATAATTTGGCAGGACAGCTGACTTCCATGCGGTCTGCGGCGGAAGGGCTCGGGATTGAGCTTTATGAATCAGTCAAGCAGCCCTTGACAGACATTGCCAAAACCGGAGTGGAAGCCGTTCGGGAACTGACGGTAGCCTTTCAGGAAGGCGGTGCGGAGGGGCTGATCCAGGCCGGAGGAAAACTGATTGCGGATCTTCTGGCAGGGATTGCCAGTGCATTACCAGACGTGATCACTATTGCCGTAGACGTAATTACTTCGATCATTGACAGTTTAACAGCCAACACTCCGCAAATATTGTCTGCGGGAATACAGATCATACAGGCTTTTGTGGATGGGATGATGCAGATTCTTCCGGTTGTCGGGGAATTTGTCTTAAGTCTGTTGACGCAATTATATACGCAGATCAGTGCCCACGGCCCGGAACTTCTGCAGAAAGGGTATGAGCTGCTGAGCAATCTTGTGGATGGGTTTGTGCAAGCCATCCCGGAAATGCTGCCGAAAGTTCTGGACTTCATCCAGGGGATTGGAGAGAAGCTGGCCGAAGCTGCGCCAGTGCTCATAGAAAAGGGTTTTGAACTACTGAGCAAACTGGTGGAGGGAATCGTGACAGCAATCCCGATCCTGATCGCCAGGGTGCCGGAGATCATCACAACATTTGCAAATGTCGTCAATGATAATTTCCCGACGATACTTGCCAAGGGGATGGAGTTGCTCGGGCAGCTTGCAATGGGGCTGATACAGGCTATTCCAGATCTGATCGCACATATTCCCGAGATTATAGAGGCCATTGTTGCAGTTTTCACGGCTTATAACTGGCTTGCGCTTGGGAAGAATATCATCCAGTTCCTGGGGAACGGGATAAAATCTATGGCTTCGGCGGCTGCTACCGCAACTAAAAATGTCCAGACAGGGATTGTAAACGCAATCAAGAACCTTCCAAACACATTGTCCACTCTCGGAAAGAATGCGATTTCAGGACTTGGAAAGGCAATATCAAGTGGCATCAGCAGTGTGGTTGGACATGCAAGAAATGTAGTAACTGGAATTAAGACTGCGTTTACCAGCATCAACTGGGGAAGCATCGGGAGCAACATTATCAAAGGGATTGCGAACGGTATTGTTGGAGCTATCGGCGGATTGATAAGCGCGGCCGTTAGCGCGTCAAAATCTGCTTTGAATGCAGTTTTGAATTTTTTTGGTATCAATTCGCCATCCAGGGTGTTCCGGGATATGGTCGGTAAAAATATGGCCCTTGGAATGGGAATAGGTTTCGAAAAGAATGTCCCTACAGATGAGATGGAAGCCAGCCTGCAGGATTCGGTTGAACGGATGCGGAATACAACTAAGAAAATAACATCCACTCCGGTGAATACGACCGGGCATATTATTTCAAAATCGAAGGATTCCAAAACTCCCCAGTCACCTGAGTATCCGGAATTTGACTATGAACGGATGGGAAGAGAAACGGCGAAGGCTATGGAAGGCATGGGAGTGTATCTGGATAAGAAACCGGCGGGTAAGATTTTAGCGCCAGTCATTGATGATGAGCTTGGCAGGATTAACAGGAGGAAAACATGATGGGAGTTGGAATTACATTTGAAGATAAGATCCACACAGAGAGGGACTGGGGATTGAAATTACTGAGCCTGTATATCCCCATGCCGACGCCGAAGCAGCAGCTGATCGATATCCCGGGCGGTGATGGGAGTATCGACCTTACAGAGGTCAACGGGCGTCCGGCATATAACGACCGGGACGGCCTGGAGCTGGTTTTTGATATTATGGATGGGAATTATAAAAATTGGTTCCTGAAATATTCGGAATTTGCAAAGGAGATTCATGGGAAAAAAGTAAAAATGGTACTGGACGATGAACCGGAGCATTATTATCTGGTGCGCTTCAACTTGGACGGACAAAAGACGAATCCGGCATTCGGAACGGTCACACTTTCCGGAACTGCGGATCCGTTCAAATATGACCTTGTCTCCAGCAATGAACCCTGGAAATGGGATTCTTTTAATTTCTGTACAGGAGTGATTCGGAAACTGGGCGACAAGGTGATATCTGAAACAAATAATACGGTTACTATTTTAGGGGCAGGCATTGATAATTCACCGGTATTTATTGTTACGGAAGCAGATAACCTGAAACTCACTCACCTTGGACGGACGTATACCCTAAAGGTTGGAAGAAACCGGTTCCCTGCCGTACGGGTAGGAGAGCAGGATGTGGTATTGACATTTTCAGGAACCGGGAAACTGTCTGTTGAGTATAGGGGGAGATACTTGTAATGTATCAGATATTGATTGATGGAAGGGATCTGTATTATCCGCAGGATGAAGAGTATACAGCATCAGATCCGGTTGTTAAACTGCAGCTGAATGATTCTGGCACTCTTGATCTTGGGGTACCGGTCTGCAACCCGGAATATGACAATATAAAAAACCGCATTTCTATGGTACAGGTGTTGAAAAATGGAAAAGAGATTTTCTACGGGGAAGTGCGGGAAGCGGAAAAGGATTTTTACAGAACGAAACAAGTTTACGCAGTAGGTGAGCTTGCTTTTCTGTATGATTCTATCCAGCCACAGGCCGTGTACCACGATCTGACCTCCAGGCAGATGTTGGAAACCTGGCTGAACATACATAACAGCCAGGTGGAGGACAAGAAAAAGTTTTATGTTGGTATAGTCACAGTCCATGACAGCAATGACAGCCTGTACCGGTTTACAAACCAGGAGACCACGCTGGACGCGATCCGGGAAAAATTGTGTGAAAAACTGAACGGTTACCTGCGGATCCGGAAGGAGAATGGAAAACGGTATCTTGATCTGGTTACTCTGGAAGAGTATGGGAAGATATGCGAACAGCCCATAGAATTTGGTGACAACCTCCTGGATTATTCAGAAAACATTTCTGCCAGCGACCTGTATACCTGTGTAATCCCCAAAGGGGCAAGGCTGGAAGAAAGCCCGATTGAGGGATTAGAGGCTTATGTTGATATCAAGTCCGTAAATGACGGAAAAGATTATGTATATAGTCCTGAGGCGGTTTCTGTCTATGGGTGGAACCGCTGCGTAGTATCCTGGGATGATGTAACATTGCCCGAGAACCTAAAAAAGAAAGCGGAGGCATGGCTGAAGGATGCGCAGTACGAAACGATGGTGCTGAACCTTACTGCTGCGGATTTATCCATTCTGGATGCAGATATAGAAAATTTTGAACTTGGCGATTTCATCCATGTATATTCCAGACCCCATGGAATGGACAGGGCGTTCCCAGTACAGACATTGGAGCTTCACTTGCAGGATCCATCAAAAGATAATCTGCAGCTTGGTACCAGTGTGAAATTAAGCTATACAGACCAGAACAAGGGAAATTATCAGGCTGTAGAGCAGGAACTGGACAACGTCCGCCAGACCACAAGCTGGATGCAGTCCGCCATCGACAACGCCACGGCCATGATGACCGGTTCCAAGGGCGGCTATAAGATATCGGAATACGATGAGGACGGCCGCTGGCTCCGGGACCTGTACATGAACGCACCGAATAAAGAGGATGCTTCCCTGGTGATGCAGATCAACATGAATGGTATCGGATTTTCCAGGGAGGGGTTCGAAGGACCATACAAGAACGCATGGACGATAGACGGTGTATTCCTGGGAGAGTTCATCAAGGCCGGATCGATCTCCGCTGAGAAGCTGTCCGTGGAGTACCGGGAATCTGTGAATGAAGAGATTGTTGCAAAGTTTAATGTAGCAGCCGGGAAGATCGAGGCAGAGGTCACCCGCGCCAAGGGCGTGGAGGTAGATCTTGCGGCTTCCCTGAAAGTGACTGCCGATTCGGTACAGACCAAGGTCTCAAAAGGGGAATTTGGTTCTTATGCGCAGCAGTATTATGACAAGGTGATCTACGGATTTAACCAGAGCAGTAAGTATGTGCAGATCAATCCCGGGGAGATTGCTATATACGATAACGGCGTATCGGACAGCAAAAAGCGGGCTGCCTTTAACCACAACGGGAGCCATTTTTACCGGGACGGATACCACGTGGGAAAGATCGGGACGAACCAGATGCAGTCGGATGCGTCAAAGAAGGGGCTTGTCTTCGACCTGGAAAATGAGGCGGCATACATGTCCTGGTCCGCGGCAATGAGCGCCAGCGCGAATACGTATTCCCAGAAATGGACGTATACGTTGAAGAGTGTTGGAGGGCAGGCGGCAAATACGCTGAATGCGGGCTGCGATGTCGATATGCATGGGTATACCCTGAAAAATGTGGATCTGGAAAGCGTGAGGGTGGGGAATATCAGGACTTGGGAGGGGGAAATCCCGATCATAACGGACATCAGGGATAATGGGGATGGTACCATAGGATGGTCTTACAGCACCATAACGGTAAAAGACGGTTCTGTTATGGCGGCACCGAGGGCATGATAACAGCGGCGGGAGCATGCCTGCGGGACAATGCTTGACAGAGGGAGGTGATGAAATGTCAAATACGGCCAGGACGGATGAAGATATCAATAAAGAAAACAGGATAGCCTGGGGCGAAGAATCCCGGACAGGAACGCGGGAGGCGGCGGTATACGTTTTCCAGGAATGTGAAAGGGAGGTCCGGGACGCCAGGGACAATGAGCAAATCGAAGGGAGGATGAAACCTTATGGAAAATAAGCGGAATAAAGAAAGCGATATCAACTGCGGCAGTATCAGTGCGGAAAAACTGCGGGCAGAGTATGAGAGGAAACCGCAGCCAGTGAAGCCTGTGACGGTAAGGCTGGATGATTTTAAGAAAAACCTGAACCGGGTGGTGGCTGACTCAGAGCTGCCGCCTTTTCTTTTGGAATTGGTTCTTGGGGAAATGCTCTCGGCCATGAGCAGGGTTGCTGAAGCGGAGCGTGAACAGGACAGGGAAGCCTGGGAGAAGGCCTGCGCAGAGCTGGAGTATGAGCATAACAAGGAATCCCAGGGGAAAACTTGCAAGGATGGTGAGGGAAATGGCTGATATCAGCAAAGAGGTACAGGAACTCCGTGATGCGGTCTACGGGGAGGAGGTCAGGGAGGGATTTATCTCCATGGCCGAGAAGGTGAACACCGAATCTACCGCGGCCAAAGAGGCGGCAGTCAACATGGCGGAAATGGCGGCGGAGGCAGTGCTGAAGGCCAACACGGCAGCTGACAGGGCGGACGCTGCTGTCACCAAAGCGCAGAAAACGGCAGAGGACATCCAGGATGCTGCCGACAGAGGGGATTTTTCCGCAACGGTAGCGGTGGAAGGTGTGGTCACCGCGGAAGCTGGAGCGCAGGCATCGGTGGAGAATATCGGGACAGAGAAGGACGCAAGGTTCCGTTTTATCATTCCGAAAGGGGATAAAGGTGACAAGGGGGAGGACGGGACTTCCATCAACATTAAGGACAGGCTGGATTCAGAGCAGGATTTACCTGAAAATGGGAATAAAGGGGACGCGTATATCATCCAGGGAGAGGTCTACGTCTGGGACGGAATGCAGTGGAACAATATCGGAATGATCCAAGGGCCGAAAGGCGACCCGGCCACGATCCGGATCGGGGAGGTGACCAGCGGAGAATCAGCGTCGGTGGAGAATGTGGGGACGGAAAAGGATGTGATCCTGAATCTCACCATTCCAAAGGGGAAGGATGGTACATCCATCGGCATTGGAGAGCCGGAGATCTCGGTGGATACCGGGACCGGGGAACCTTATGCAGAGGTCACGGTCAGCGGTCCGGATGACGCGAAGGTATTTTCATTTGCATTTCACAACCTGAAAGGGGAACCGGGAGCGGAAGGCGCCATCGATGAAAACGCGGTGGTCAAATTTACCGCCGCCGCAGAACTGGGGAATATCCAGAGCGGGGAAACTCTGGCGGTCATCCTGGGAAAGCTGGAAAAACTTATCTCAGAGATGAAGGATATTGCTTTTTCCGGAAAATATTCCGACCTTACAGGCGCCCCGGAGGATGTGGGCGATCTGACCAACAATGCAGGATACGTCACTACAGATACCTGGAAAGCGAATACGGCAGACAGTGAGGGCTATGTGGCATCCGGAAAAGGCCAGGCGGACAAGGTCTGGGGTACGGACGGAGAAGGGAATCCGGGCTGGGTGGACCGGGTGAAGGCGGAAGACCTGAAAAACGATTTTGTCAGTAAATCCGGCGATACGGTGACGGGAACCCTGAAAGCGCAGACCTTGGTGATCGGGACGGCGCCGTCAACAGAAATCGGCGCGATATGGATTGGATAAAAGGAGGAGCGGATCATGTTTGATGTAGATTATATTATTCCCTGTTATGGGAGTCCGGATATCATACGGCCGGGATTGCGGAGCCTGGCGAACCAGTGGCACAGTGAGTTTCTGCATGTGATCCTGGTGGATGACTGTTCCCCGAATACAGACTGCGGCTACCAGGACCTGGTTGATGAATTTCGGCCATATCTGGATATCCGGTGTATCAGGACACCTGAAAATATGGGACAGGGATTAGCCAGGCAGTGGGGGATCGACCATTCCGACCACGAATATTTTATGTTCCAAGATGAAGATGACATGCTGGCCAACGCCCTGGCGTTTTCCATTTTTATCGGGGCGGTGGAGGATAATATTTACCAGAAGGAGGAGGACACAGGCGGGGAAGGGAATATCTATATCCTGGATGAGGAAGGAAAGCCGGTCATTGACAGAACAAAAAAGTCGGTGGCGGTCGTGTCCGGCCCGCTGTTTGAATTTGACGACCATCATACCCGGGTGATCGAGGCGGGCAACCGGATCTGGGTCAATGCCAAGCTGTACAACAGGAAGTTCCTGGAAAAGCACAATATCCGGTTTAATGAGGCCCAGAGCCGGCATGCGGAGGATTATTATTTCATGAACTGTTTCTTTTACTGCCTGGATCATGATCCGGATTATATGGGGGTTCTCCTGGATGACCACCAGCTGACCTACCTGTGGTACCCTAACGAAGGAAGCCAGAGCCGGAAGGATCCGCACTATGGTTTTATGCTGTCAGGGTATACGATGAACGGTTCGGTGAATATCCTGGAGTTTATGAAGGACACGAAACGGCATCAGATCGAGTGGAATGAGGAACGGGAAGCCAAGTACCGGCACACGGTCCTGAATATGACGGTCTATTCGTATTTCACGTTCCTGTCGTTTATCCGGTGCGTAGCATCCACGGATTATGTCCCGGCGTTGGAACTGGACTGGTATATGCTGCGGGATTCCTGCAATATGCTCCGGGAGAAATGCAGGGAATACTATGATTCTTATACATATACGGAGAAGATCGACGAGTATTATACGGTCCGGCATTTTTCGGATGTGCAGTTCACAGAGCCGTGGGTGGATCTGGATACGTATATTGTGGATGGCTGCGAAGAACTGGGATGGGATTATGGGGAGCTGCTGCGGTGTAAGGGGACGTACAGGTTCAATGAGTGGGGGCTGTTGGTATGAGTGGTCTGGCAGTCAGGAATAAAAGTGGGGAGTTGCTGCAGTATACAGGAACCCAGTTTGAAGGATTAGAAAATACAGGCACGCATCATCTGTGCGTACGGACAGGGGCTGGGGTAGGAGGCGTTAGGAAGTACGGGCTGACGTCTGCGCCTCTGAATGATAAGTATAAGGCGCTCAAGATGCGGATACCGGACAACGCGGGAGGGAGGGAAGCGTATATTGCGCAGAGGTATTCAACCAGTGTTTCTGCTTCGGCATCGAAAACGTATACCACATCCAGGGCGAGTAATTATGTGTCGTCTACTACTTTGAGGACGGCGAGTAGTTCGAGGCTGAGTACGGGGAATGCTACCAGGGTGAGTACGCATGCACCGATTTATTATGGTTCATCCCCTATAATTTTTACAACGACATCATCAGACAAATTCAATGGGTCGTGGCAGGTAGGTGTGAAAGGGCGCTTACTTACCAATTCATCCGGTACATCTATATATACTAGCGTCCTTGCTTATGCGAATATAAAGGTTACAAGTTATGACCCTTTGTGGGAGGAGGGTACTGCATCCGTGACCGTTACTAGAGGCGCATATTCCGTAACAAGAACCCAGACATCCAGGGTGAGTAATTATGTGACATCTACGACCTTAAGGACGGCAAGCAGCAGTAAACTCAGCACCGGGAACGCAACGAGGAGCTCTGCGTACAATACCAGCAGCAGTGTGTCAACCACAAGCTCAAAGCTGACCCATAACGCAAACCTATGATCTTCCGGCCAGGCTTCATCAGGCTATCGGCAGGCGGCCAGATGCCGGGGGAGAACGGGAGATAAAGCAAAGCCCCACAGGCAGGGTCTTATTTTTATGGAGCCTTTTAGAAAAAAGTACATCAAGAACAGGAGGACATTATGAAGATTCGTGCAGAACCGTCAAGTCTTGATCAGATATCTATTTAATGTGATTTCAAGGAAAGGGGAGAATGTATATGAACGTGAACTACAAATTTATTTTCGCTGCGGCTTTCGGTTTTTTATCCTCACTTCTGGGGGTATTGGCGATGCCGGTCTTGCTGGTGGTGCTGTGCAACATCATTGATTACGCAACCGGCCTGATGGCGTCCCCGTACCGCTCACAGGATATCAATTCCTATAAAAGTATCCGGGGAATCGGGAAGAAAATATGCATGTGGCTGCTGATCGTAGTGGGCGTCATCATTGACCAGACGTTATTGTATGCTTCGGACACGGTAGGAATCCGGATGCCGTTCACTTTTTTGGTGGCCTGCATCGTGGCTCTGTGGATCATCTGCAATGAGATCATCAGCATCCTGGAGAACGTGAAGGATATGGGAGTAAAAATCCCCGGCTTCCTGGAACCGCTGGTCAGGATCATCAAGTCCCAGGTGGAGGAGATGGGGGAACAGCAGGAAAGCGAAATAGAAAAGAAGCACAGAGAGGGCGAATGATCGTCCTCTCTTTTTGCGCCGGCGCAAAAGTCCGGCAGGAAGGAGAAAGATATGCCAAAACTATTTTACATTGCGGGACACGGTGCTGGGGATCCCGGAGCAACCGGAAACAAATATCAGGAAGCGGAAAGGGTCCGGGCACTTGGAAACAGATTAAAAGCAATCGGTGGAGCCAACGTGATCCTGGGGGATTTTAACAGGAACTATTATGCTGACAACGGGATCAGTACGCTGAATATACCAAAGGATTACCTGATCCTTGAAGCGCACATGGACGCAGGGGCACCATCTGCTAGAGGCGGGCACGTTATCATCAATGCAGGATTTACAGCGGACAAGTACGATTCTTCGCTTGCGGCTATGCTTGCCCGCATCTTACCGGGGCGTGCAAATATGATTGTTGGAAGAAATGACCTTGCAAATCCGAGCAGAGCGGCCGCACGTGGGTATAATTACCGTCTTGTAGAATTTGGATTTATTACAAACGCAGAGGATGTCCGGATATTTAATTCCAGGATGGATGATATTGCATGCGGGATCCTGGATGCGTTTGGAATTGGGAAATTAGAGTTGAAATCAGAGGAGGAAGAAGACATGAGAGAGATCGTTCAGGCGAAAAATGGAAAAGGGCAGTATTATTTTGACGGATATGCGTTGCATGGCTTTTCATCAGGAGCAGAAAAGAAGGTTATCATGGATATGTATAAGCGGCATACCGGAAGGGATCTGAAAACGCATGTTTATTCAGACGAGGACTTTGAGAAACTGGCCAAAGTTCTTGCAAGAAATGGAAAATAGACTTCGCAGCCAGACAGTGACTGAAGGGGAAGGTGTGCCGATTCCGGCAGCCGCCCGGCAGGGCGCGCAGGTTCGAATCCTGTCTGTCTGGCGGAGTTTAATTTAGAAGAAACAGAAGGCAACATGTCCTTATTTGCACACTGGATTAAAAACACCCACAGCCCGGAACTGAAACTTATTCCGGGCTGTGGATTTTGTCGCTAATTTGTCACTAACGTATTTAAAGATTATTCGTATTTTAAGGAATTAAAAAGCGGTTATTCATGTTCTGAAAACCCACTGTTTACAAGGGATTGTGGTAAAAACCGCATGACACTTATCACTGCGCAAAAAATTGAAATTTTAATAAAATGTTAAGAAAATTTGTTCCTATCCGTTAAAAAATTTTCTGTATGATCATCTTATAATAAATGCTGTTGATATATCGACAGGAAATCGGTTTGTTATGTAAATTGATTGCAGATGAAGGAGGAACGGAGATGGGAGCAGCACAGGAAAATGCGTCAGGCATAGAGATACAGATGGGGGTATTTGAGTCGATTACAGATCTTTTGGTTTTGAAGCTGGTCTGTTTTTTGGGTTTTTTGATCATAGGAGTCCTGTTAGTTGCTTTGGGCAGAAAAAAACAGCTTCCTAAGATAAAAATATGGATTGCGTCACTGGGACTATATTATTATCTGTGTTTGATGCTGAATCAGATTGTGGGGATTCCGACACGGAGTGAATTTGTCAGGCTGTCTGGTCTGGGGGAATCCTTTTTTTCATCCGAAATTCAATCTGATCCCTTTCTATGATGTGGGGATTCTGAGCTTTATACTGAATATTTTTCTGTTTATTCCGTTTGGATTTCTGTGTCCTGTGATCAGCGAAAAGTGTCGGAATATCCGGAATATGCTTCTGCTGGGAGCTGCTTTTTCTGTCGTGATCGAATTTGGTCAAATGTTTACCTTATATCGGATTACGGACATTAATGACCTGCTTACAAACGTATTGGGGACAGCCGCAGGGTATCTGTTCTGGCGGATCATTGCAGGAAGGAGAGAAAAACAGCCTGCGATTGCGGGAAAGGATGCTTATGCATATCTTCCGGTCATGATTGTTGTGACTGCATACTTGATCTGTTTTTTTGGCGGATGAGTGTTAAAAATAAAAAGGAATGCTGCAGAGAATTGCGGCATTCTTTTTTTGGGTGTATAATATAAATCAGCTTAGTGGAAGCTTTAGTTTTGAGAGAAAGGACAGGCAATCTAGCAATGGAAGAGATCATCAAAACAGGGGATGATACTGCCGGCAGGGGGATTACTATCGAGGCAGCAGGTTTTTTGGCGTTGCTGGGAACAGCGGTGCTCTTGAATTATGCTGATCCGGGAATGGAAGGAAAGGCAGTGGACGGACAGATCACGAAAATGGAAAGTGAAGGAATTGCAGGCAACATAGTCAAGGTCTGGAATCCGAATGACAGAGCGCATGTGTTGGAAGACGCGGAAGGATTGGTGCTGAAAAAGCTGCTGACGCAGGACAGCCCCGCTGCGGACCTGGTTCATACAGAGGACAACGGTTCAGACCCGACATTGATGCTGCCGGATCTTTCGGATGGAGATGTATGGGGAGCGATACATTTGGAGACAGAGGAGATGCAGGGAGGATGGGCTGCTGCGGATCCGACTGTGCCGGAGAAGCCGTTTACCTCAGGAAGTTTATCGGGTGAGGAAATGACAGTGGATTTGTTTGCGGAAGAAATTCCATCCAATATTGGGACAGCGGTGAATCCGGCAAAGCCTGTGGCTCCATCCCACAAAGAAACGATTGTAAATCCGGCAGTTCCGGAGATGCCAGGGGATAAAGAGACAGTAGTAGATTCGATGGCTCCGGAGGATAAAGGGACAGTAATAGATCCAATAGTTCCGGGGAAACCGGAGGAAGGAACAGTGGCGGATCCGATGACTCCGGAGATGCCGGGGGATAAAGGGACAGCAGTAGATCCGATGACTCCGGAGATGCCGGGGGATAAAGGGACAGCGGTAGATCCGATGACTCCGGAGGTACCGGAGGAAGGAACAGTGGTAGACCCAATGACTCCGG